AGCCGTTCGGCGTACGTCCCAGGTTGTGCGGAACATCTACGATCTGGCCAGGCTTGAACGTGATGCCCTGACCCGGAGAACCGCTTCCAAGACTCGTAACCGTCTGCGACGGCGGCGGCTGCTGACGAATAGCATCCGTCGAGTCCGATACCGCCCGCTGAACGCGGTCGAGCTGGGCGTTACCAGAAGGCCTTGGCGTAAACTGCTCGGGCTTTGCTCCCGACATGGCTCACCTCCACCATCCAACACGACGGCTCAAGAGACCCGTATTACGAATACGCTCCGGCTGAGAAGCATCACGCTCTGCCGCGTGAAGCTGGAAACGCTGGAAGAGCTCATCACGCACGGCCTTGATGCCGGCGGCCTGCTCCACGCTCTCTTCCTTGAGTAGGCATTTGATCGCACTGTCCTTCACGACCCACTCGTCCCAGCCAGAGCGACCATCGACGCGATCCGAGTCGATGAGCATCTTCTGTGGGGCAGGGTAGTAGTACACGCGGTACGACCCACTGAGCGTATCCGGGGCAATCGAGAGGATCTCTCGCCCAGATACCGTATATACGCGGTAGTACGGAAGCTCGTTCGTCGCTTCGTAGATTCCCACCTGACGAAGCAGGTTCTGCTCATCCCACTGGAAGCGACGAAGGGGGTTCCAGTTGGTCGCACCAGACGAGGCGCTGCCGTACCAGACGCCTTTGCACTTGTAGAAGTCGCTCTCTACGTAGGCCAATGTGGATCCGCCAACGCCGGAGCCCGTGAGGGCCGACATGTTCAGCGTTGCCGTGTTGGTCGTGAGCGAGCTGCTGACGTAGCCGCTGCCCGCAGCGATCACCGTTCCAGCCGTCACCGCACCCGTTCCAGTCACCGCTGTGACCTGGATGATAGCGTTGGCCGCACCCGTCGAGGGCTGCGTCAGGAGGACAGCATCGCCAACTGCGTAGCCAGAACCCGACGGCAAAAACCACGAGACCGAGCGAACGAGACCGGTCTTGCCAGCATTGAGGATGTCATACTCCCCCGCGCCCGTGGACACGATGTCCACGTAGCGCAGGAGGTATTCCTGGTCGAAAAGCACGATCCGGTCGTAGAGCTCAGCCCACGACTGGTTGATGTACGCACGCACCTCATCGGACGTGACGAACTGCGAGTTCACCATGTCGGCTTCACGCCGCACAGCCAGTTCCAGTTCAGCAAGCGTCCGCGAGTATGCCATGCGTCAATCCTCTTCCTCGTACCCTTCGCCACTGCAGGCCTTGCTCATCTCCTTGAAGATGCTCGCAGCCTTTCCGTACTTGCCCTTGCTACCAGCTTCGAAGAAAGCCTTCGCCATGGATTCGAGCTCCATGCCAGAGTCTTCCTCGTCCGAAGCAAGAGAGGGGCTGGAGGGTCGCTCCGAGCCCATCCCCGGCTTCTTCTTGCCGATGGCGATCATGAGGGCCATGCCGCCTTTGCCCTTCATCACGCAACCACCGAGCTGTTGGTGCAGATGAGGCTGATGCAGATCATGCCGCCGCTCGACACATCGTCAGCAACGCCAGCCGTCGTGCTCACCTGGAAGGTGAAACCGCCTTGGGTGATGTTGGTGATCTGGACGATGGTCGGAACGACGCTGTCCATGATGGTCACGATGGGGTGCACAATCGCATTCACGGACGGGTATGCGCCATCCGAGTCCGGGGCGAACTGAAGGTTGTATGCACCCGTGCCAGTGCGAGTGAGCGAAAGGCCGCGACCAGGATCCGTCGACGCGCCGAGCGTGGTGACAGCGCCAGACGCACCAACGCCCCAACGCTGGGACATGATGATGAACTCGGGGAGGTTCGAGTTCTTCGCAGGGTAGAGATAACGGTTCAGTGCCATGTTGTTACTCCTAGTGGAGGTGTAGCAAAGGCGCGCCACCGCGTGGCAGCGCGCCAATGCTCAACCGGTCAGAGACCGAAGCTGGTGAGAATGATGTTCGCACCAGGGTTGTTGCAGAGGAACTGACCGTAGTGGCCGAAACGAACCTCGTACTGGTCGTTGTCGTTCACGCGGAGGTAGTCGTTGTTGTCCCAGTCGAGCATCTGCGGAGCCGCGCCGAGCGTCGAGAGCTCCCAGCTCGGAAGCTGGAGCATGAACGCCTTGTAGCGCGGGCAGAACGGATCCGCGACGATGTTCATCGGGCCGTTCGCACCGTCGTACTGGATGCTCTTGAACGAGATGCCAGCGACGTTCGACTGCACGCGGTCGTAGACCACGTCCGACCCGAGAGCCTTCTTGAGGTTCTGGAGGTCGAGCGGGTTCACGAGGATCGTGTCAGGGTTGCCAACGCCTTGCACGAGCACGCGAGCCTCGGCCTCCATGAGCGCCTCGTTCATCGGGAGGCCAGAGACGGCGAGAACCTGGCCAGCGAGACGAACCGGGTCCGCCGTGCGATTAAGGCCCCAGAAGTCGTCGCCAACCGCCGGGGTCGTGATCCAGGACTGGATACCGGTGACGGGGCCGCTCGCATAGCCGGTACCGACGGAAACGACACCCGGAGTAGCGTTGAAGTCGCCAGAGCGAACGACCTTGTAGTTGGTCGTAACGCCAGCCGTAACGAGGCTAACCGCGCCACCGACACCGACAACGGTGATAACGCCAGTCTGACGGTTGATGCCCGAGACGTAGACACCGTTGCCAGCGTCCGTCGTGGCAGGCGTCGTTGCAATAGGCGCAGTGCCAGCCGGAGCAATGAAGTCGAGCTTCATGCCGAGAGCAAAGTTGACCGCGTCCGACGGGGTAGCAAGCGTAAAGCTCGTGGCGGTCGTGGTCGCACCGCTGAGGACAAGGCCGCGCGTGCCGGTGCCGTCGCCGAAGAGCTGGAACTCAAGTTCCTGGAGCTCGTTCGTCGAGATGCCGTCCGTCTCGTTGTTCCAGAGGTCAACGAGCGCGCCCGAAGTGCGGACAGCCGCCTTCATGGTCTCGCCGTCCATACGGAGGAGACCGTAGTGGCGCGTGCGGTAGACGCTGAATCGCTTGTACGAGCCACCACCGCCATTGGTGCCAGACTTCGCGACGCCCTGAGCAATCGCGAACTGCGACGAGGAGCCCTGCGGACGCTCGTTCTGGAGCGCCACAACGCGGAAGTCGCCGTCAAAGTTCGTCGTCTTCTTGACGAGAGCCAGGAGCGGGAAGTTCTTGTAGAGCGCCTGCGGGATCGCGCCATCCGGGTACTTGGTCTTGAGGATGGCCTGAACGGCAGAGTAGGTCGGGTTGGTGTACGGCATGATTCAAACTCCTAGTTTGTCGATTGCGAGGTTGCTTTTTTGACTGCGGCCAGAAGGGCAGCTTTTTGCTGGTCGGCATCGAGCTGTCCAAAGGGCTTGCCAGCAGTCCGCGTCTCGCTGGCAGCCTTCGTCGAAATGGTCTTCACGGCCTTCTTGGGCTGCGAGACCTGTGCAGGAGTGGCCGCAGGGGCCGCACCCAAACGTGAGAGCTTTCGCTTGTACTTGTCTTCGAGGTAACGAATGACGGCCATGTCCTCGGGCGGCTCGCCATGCTGCTCCTCGTGAGCCTCGGCAACGCTCATGGCCTCGCTCCAGAGCGACTCAACGTCGTCCTCGAACATGTTGTAGAGCGTCGGAAACTTGTCCTTCGAGACCTGGCGAAGGAAGCTCGTGCGAGCCTCGGCGAGCTGAACCTGCGCGTTGCGGCTCTCCGCTTCCTCGCGCATGCGCTCGCGCTCCTCACGCAGAGCTCGAATCTCCTGGCGAACCTCGTCGATCTCGCCAAACGCACCTTCGTGCATCTGGCCTTCGCGCATGCCGGCGTCGATCAGGTCCTGGAAATCGAAGCCGAATTCCTTGAACGTGCGCGCGGGCGAGCGGCGAAGACGCTTGAAGATCTCGTCGACGACCTGACGCTGCACATGCTCGACGCGCTTCTCGGACTCCTGCAGCTTGGCCTGGAGCTCGCGCACCTTGGTCTCGGCACTGCGAACACGACGCTCCGCAGCCTGGCGAACGGCCAGGATCTCGTCCGCGATGTCGGACTCTTCCTCCGCAGCCTCGGCCTCCTCGGGCGCAGCCTCGGTCTCTTCGACCTTCTCGGCCTCGTCGCCTTCGCCTTCGACCTCGGGCTCGACCTGCGGCTCCTCAAGCGTCTCCGGTTGCTCCTCGGGAGCAGCCTGCACTTCGTCGCCAGAGTCCTCGGGCGTCGCCGACTTGATGGCCTCACTGGCCGCTGCGTTCATGCGTGCGTAAAGATCGTCAGACATTCGGTACCTCCTGCTGCGCAGCGCCCTCAGGTGCTGCTGGTTGTGCCGGACCAGCCGGCGGTTGCTGCATCGCTTGCGCTTCTGCCTGAGCCTCACGGGCCTCGGCCTGCATTTGCGCGATCAATGCCTCAATCTTGGACAAGTAGTCGTCGAGAGCCGCGATGCGGTCCTCGGGCACGCCGTCGACGCGGGCCTTGTTGTAGTGCTTGCGAGCTCGGTCGTAGGCGACGTCGAGAAGCAGGCGCTTGTCAGGATCCGGGTAATCCTGGCCACGCAGGATGAGCGAACACGCCTTGTCGACCACGTCGACGTCCGCCGTTTCGAGGTCGCGCGTCGCGTCCACATCCGGGATGTTCAGCATGTTGGCGACCACACGACGGTCCGTGATGATCTTGCGGTCGACGAGCTCCAGGGTCTCCTGAAGCAGGGCCGCTTTGCTCTGAGACAGCGCAGAGATGGGCTCGCAGCGGAGCGTGTACTCCTTGCGATCCATCTTCACCTGGGACCAGTTGATGCGCTCCAGCGCACCTTGGCCAGGGGCGAGAATCTCGATGTCTTCGCCGTTCTCCGCGGCCTCTTCGC